ATTCTTTATGTGCTCTTTCTTTTAATAGTTTTTCATCTCTTATACCTCTAATCATCACCTTAGCACCTTCTGTTCTAAATGAAGTTTGGTCAGAATCAATTTCAGCTCTTAGTTCTCCCCAAGTTCTTGCTGAAGTTTCTAAAGTCTCTCTTTGATCTCCTTGTGTACTGATAATAGTTGCAATTCTACTCATAATAATAAATTTTTAATTAATAATTTTTAATGTTTTATAGACTTTTTTCAATTACTCCCTTAATAGGGGCCTATTACAGTAATTATATTTCTTTAATGGTAAATACTAATTTCCTTTCTTCTGCTGTCTCAATAAAATGATATCTTTTTCTACCTGATTCCCTAACATAAGCAGGGCTATCATCTGGTATTATCTCACATTCTTGGAGCGCATCTTCAAAGAACTTTTCTAGTAACCACATATTACTTACATCAGGCATATTTCCTCTTTCTATCTCATATATATCACAACTAATAGAGAGGTATTTACCTTCTGGAATAATAATAGATTCCAATTGTTCACTTATGTATTTGGAAAAATATTTATGGTAATATTTGGCAATATCTTTACGTAAACGCCAATTTAATACTGCGTTGTATAAATCCTGCCCGTTAAATACCCATCTATTTTCTTTACCTACTTTCTTTGTATTTTTTACAAATCTTTGTTTACCTTCATCACAACAATAAGCCTGGCCCCTACTAATTAGGGGCACAGGACTTAATATATTGCTATGTTTTTTAGGTAGTTTATCTTTATCCTTCCAAAGCCAATATTTAGCTCTAGTTTTTTCAGATTTTAAATAACTAGCTTCCCACTGGGGGATTATTACTGTATAATTCATAAATTTCACTTAAATAAACATTTAATGCTTCTAAATCATAGTTTTCTACAAAATCAGAAGCGTCTTTAGAGCATTCAGGCATGTAAATATCTGTTAAACCGTGTTCTGCTACTAATTTTTTAGCAGCATTTTTACCTGGCTCATCATTATCATATAAAAGTAAGATAGTTTTAAACCTTGACTTTAAATCCTGAACTAATTTTATAGGCAGTGCCAGAGATTCAGCTTGTAAAGCTATTGCAGGTATATCAATCTCGTTGAGTACTGCAATATCTTTTAAAGCTTTTGTAATAATTACTAAATCTCCATACTTAGGAAGTTCTCTATAACCTTGTATAATACTTTCTGGACAATTACTTCTCCATTTGAGATCTCTATCTGCAAATGGTTGGTAAATTTTCCAAGCTTCTCTTCCATCCTCAAATTTTCCAAAATAATAACCATATACGTTATTTCCACATCTGGTATACGTATTATTTATAAAAAATCCACTTAGGGGGTAGATATTAAACTTTTTTAAAGTTTTTAAAGTTACATCATAACTTCCATTCCAGTATTGTTTATCTTCTTCAGACCAATTCCTTGTGCATACACGTATATCTATAACGCTTTCTTCTACTTCAGATAAATTAAAGTTAGTAATTTTAGGTTCTACTGCATAATTACTATGTAATTTTATGCTAGATAATAACTTCAAATTAAAATCCCTATTAATCATTTCCATAGCTTGTAAGAAAGTTACAGAATATTTTTCCTGTATATATTTAAAACAGTCTTTAGTTTTTCTATCTATAAAATCTCTATAAATTAATTTTTCACCTAGCTTACAAATACTGCAAGTAGGTTTCTTATCTTCTCTTAATTCACTTGTAAAAAATTTATTTAGCTTCTTAAATGGTATACAGTAACAATTAAATATGTCAAACTGATTGACTCTTGCTAGGATATTAGTTTTACACAAAGGTTTTCTTACATCCATAGCTTTATTTATTTAAAATTTTACTACTAAAAGCTTACTGCTGCAACTTTATCATTGCTATCATTAGACGCACCTCCTCCCATAGATTCTGGCGTAGGTTGTGTGTACACATCATACTTAGGATTAGTACTTAAAGTAGAAGGAGACGTCCCATCTAGCTCAATAAAATTAGGAAATTTAGGGAAATTTGGATACCATTTTCCACTGGTTTTATTCTCCTTATAAATTATTTTAAGAGTGAACACCATACCTTCTGCTTTAGTAATAATATGTTCTGAAACAGCTTTTATCCAGCTAACAAATGTTTTTTCAGAAGCATGTTCTGCTATAATGTCATAGTATTCATCTTGTGTTACTATTTTTGAACAAATATGTAACATTTCTCGATTTACTTGGTCTATTCCCCAGTCTTGATCTGAATCCCAGAATGTGTGAGTAAATTTAGCTCCATTACTTTGTTGAAAAGTAAGCAAGGCTCTAGTTTTTATTTCTTCTCCTCCTGGTCCTTTAGCTAATTCTAAAGAAGCAATTTTATTACCAGGTACTTGTTCCCCTGTTAAAATAGGACTTGCACCATCAGCTTTAATAGCTGCACCGTCTTCAGTTGTTTTTGATCCGTAACTCATATATATATTTGGTTTTAAATTAAATGTGGAAATTTGTATTTTTTTTATTGTAAAAATTGTATTAAGATAAGTGCTCACCAGCTTCTTCCATTTCTGGAGTACCTTGGTCAGTTACTGAACTTCCAGAGTCTTGGTCATTCTCATATCTGTCTTCTTCTTGTGTTGGAGCCTCTATAGGCTGCGTAACTCTTCTAGAAGGAATTGCTCCTGCAACAGGTTCAGAATCAACCTTATCTTCTATAATGATGATTCTTGAGGCTCTGTTTGTACGTAAACCTTTTAATCTCTCATCCTGAAATAATGCTTTAACCTCTGTTTTTGTTAAACTATACTTCTCCTGTATAGATTCTAAATCTGCCCTGTACCCAGGATCATCTATACACCTTGTAACTCCTTTGTCTAGCCAATTTTGAATATCTGATATAGATACTTCAACTGGCTCTGTAGTTTCTGCCATATTCTTAAATTTTAATTTTATCTGGGAATACTTTTTCCCAAGATATGTTAGTTAAACAATTGTTTTCAACGTCGTAATCAGCAATTTTGATTACTTGACCTTTCAAGTGGTTGCATCTTGAACCACATAAAATTTGATCAGAACTTTTAAAATTAATTAAGAGCTCGTCATCTTTACCTCTATACAAATACCCAATAGCATCTGCGTCTGCGCATAGTATTGATTTAAGTTTACCTGTTAAATCTAAATCCTTAGCGTTTACTTCTTTACCTTCTTTATCTATTACAGAATCTTTAAGGTGTCCGATGAGTAAAATATTATCAGCTAATGACTTAATTTTTTGTATCATCTCCATAAATGCTAAACGTAGATACAGATAACCTGCTCCTCTTGGTAATTCTCTGACATCTTCTCCATCAAAGCCTCCTCCCATAGGGGTAGCTTTATATTTAGCTTTTGCTAATGGAAGTATCATATCTTCAAGAACAGTTATGTTGTCTAATGTAACGAAATCAAAAGGTTTACCTGCTTTAACAATGGCTCTGCCTGCTTCTTCTAAGTAGTAGTCAGGAATTTCTTTATCCATTCTCTTATTAAAATCCTCTTCAGACTCATTGCTTGGAACTGATATTCCAATTACATTCATACTCATACTTTCTAAGTATTTTGTACCAGATTCTAAATCTAGTAGCATACTATTTGGTAAAGTACTCGCCAAAGTTGTTTTACCAACTTTAGGTAAACTGTACATAATTGTTATCTGTGGGTCTTGCCTAGTAGGCTTAGTTTTCTTTGTTGGAAGAGTTATTTCTCTAGCCATAGTTTTTAAGTTTTTCCCAAGGGAAGGAATGTGGTGAATCTACCCTAGTGGGTTGTCCTTGGGAGCTACATTTTGTAGCACTAACCACATTCCTTTTAAAAACTTAAAGTCATTATATATTGTAATTAATTTTATTTTTTTATTTTAGTCGTTATGTTCTTCATTTTCTTCAAGATATATTAAGAATACCATATTCGTTAACATATGTTTTAAATGACTTAATCCGCTTTCAGAATCATTTTCTTCCCCTGCTTTGTGTGAATAATAGTGACGCAACATTGCGTCCTCATAACGTTTTTTAGCATCTGGTACAGTTTTCCACCCGTGAGGTGTATATTTTTCTGCACCAAATGTTAATACTTCTCCTAAACCAATTATAGCTTCATGAGGTATTAAGCTCAATTGAAGTTTTCCTTGGTCTAATTTTACTCCTGCTTCTGTTCCCATTAGTTTATTTGATTTGTTACCCAAGCACCTTCATCATTGCGAATGTACTTAGCTTTATTATTTTGCATATCTTTAGCAAGTGTATTAATAGGCTCTGTTACTTCACTTGCTCTTGGTAATTCTCTAAATGTCCCACATGGTCCTATAAAGTTTAAACCTAAATTAATGTTAGGCTCGCCATCCCTATTTTCCAGTATCTCTAAGGATCTAAAAGTATTCCCCATAGCTGCAATATTATAACCATGAAACTGTTCTATTTTGTACCTATAAGGACTAAATAGCGTCATAATTACATTGGCATCACGGGTTGTATACTTAGAATCTCCGAAATCTTTTAACGTAGGTGTAAGTCTTCCACTTTTATGACGTTCATCATTTTCAGAATCAAAAGCTAACTGTTGGATTACAACAGGTGTTGCTTTATAATTGTTTCTAAGCTGAACTAAATATTGACTCATTTTATCAATATTCTGTTTGGTGTTATAGCCTCTTTCCTCCATCATTAGCGCAATATGGTCAATAAAAATTAACCAATAGCGTTTAGGATTATCTGGGGTGTAACTTTCAAACCTCATTATAGGGTCTTTAGTTGGATCTTTTTGAATATTTTTGTACTTAGTAGTACCATGTTGTTCTGCTTTAGATATGAGATACTTATTCATCCCTGTAGGGTTATCAGGCATATCATGCACAGTAACAACA